ATCGAGGTTGAAGTAACTGATGGGTTTCCAGACATAAACAAAGCTGAAAATAAGATAACTTCCATAGCCTTCAATGACCCGTTATTAGATGAATATTTTTGTTATGTATTAGACCCCGATAATAAATTAAAACCAAATAGTAATGATACCATAGAATCGTTCAGAGATGAATATGATTTATTAAATGCATTTTTTAAAAAATATATGGAAATACAACCTACTATATTGACAGGTTGGAATGTAGAGTTTTTTGATATAACTTATTTGTATAATAGAGCACAACAGGTAGTAGGTAAAACTGTTGCTAATTTATTATCACCTATATCACAAGTACATTGGAGTGATTTTGCTAAACGATATAAAATTGCTGGAGTTAGTGTTTTAGATTATTTAGCATTATATAAAAAATATACATTTAGTCAACGACCATCATATAGATTAGATGCTATCGGTGAATATGAAGTCGGTGAAAAGAAAGTTGAATATGAAGGAACTCTTAATGATTTATATGAAAACGATTTAGATAAGTTTGTTCAGTATAATTTACAGGATGTTAAATTAGTTAAGAAGATAGATGACAAATTAGATTTCATTGAAATAGCTAGAGGTTTGGCTCATCTTGGTCACGTACCATATGAAGATGTTATGATGAGTTCACGTTATCTTGAAGGTGCTATATTAGTTTATTTACGAACAAATAATATTGTAGCACCTAATAAACCAACAAAAGGTATAAACAAGTTAGAAAAATTTGAAGGTGCTTATGTTCAAGTTCCACAAAAAGGAAAACACGATTGGGTTTATGATTTAGATATCACATCAATGTATCCGTCTTGTATTATGTCATTGAGTATTTCACCTGAAACTAAATTAGGTAGAATTGAAGGTTGGAATCCAGAAGAGTTTTTGAAAAAAGATAATAAAAAAACTTACTCAATTACACATAATGAAAAAGTATTGAATAGGTATACTGAAACTGAATTAAAACATATGATGGACAATGAAAATATAGGAATTGCTACAAATGGTGTTATGTATCGCACAGATAAAACAGGACTACTTCCAGCTTTATTAAGAAAATGGTTTGATGAACGAGTTGAATATCGTAAATTATCTAAGAAATTTCACGAAAATGGAGACGTAGAACAATCAGAATATTTTGACAGAAGACAACATCTACAGAAAATTGTTTTAAATAGTTTATATGGTGTATTAGGGTTACCAGCGTTCAGATTTTATGATTTAGATAATGCTGAGGCAGTAACTACTACTGGACAATCATTAATTAAGTTTACACGAAAAATAGGTAATGCATTTTATAACAAAGAATTAAATGATACAAAAGACCACTGTATTTATATCGATACTGATTCTGTATTTTTTTCTGCTTTACCATTAGTAAAGAAAAGATTTCCTGAGGTAGATACAAGTAGTGAAGATACAATGTCAAAAGCTATTTTAAAAATAGCAGATGAAGTACAGTTATATCTTAATACTGGTTATGATTATTTTGCTAAAAAGTTTTGTAATTTAGATAAACATCGTTTTGATATTAAACAAGAAGTGATTGCAAAAAGTGGATTGTTTGTTACTAAGAAAAGATATGGGTTAAAAATTATTAATGATAATGGTAAAAAAGTTAATAAGATGATGGTTAAAGGATTAGATACAGTCCGTTCAAGTTTCCCTACAGCAATGAGAACTATGTTATCAAAAGTATTAGAAGATATTTTAATGAGTGTGCCTAAAACAGAGTTAGATAAGTTTATTGTAAATTTTAAAAATAGTATGAAATTAATGGATTTCAATAAAATAGCTATCCCTATTGGTGTTAAAGGTATATATAAATATCACAATAAAAATGGAGATATATTTAAATCACATCATTTAGGTACACCAGTTCACGTTAAAAGTGCTTTGTATTATAATGATTTTTTAAAGTACAATAACATATCAAAACAATATTCGGGAATATCTAATGGTGATAAAATAAAATGGGTATATCTAAAACAAAATCCTTTAGGATTAGATACTATTGCATATAAAGGATATGAAGACCCACCTGAAGTGTTAGAGTTTATTAGAACATATATAAATCCAAGTAAACTTTATAATAAAGCTTTACATAAGAAAATTATGATGTTATATGAAGCTCTTGGTTGGGACGAACCAACAGATGCATCTAAAACAATAGAAAGATTTTTTTGATTTTAAGAAAACAAACTTATATATATGTATATATGGTTATAAATAATAGGAGAAGTTATAATGAATAAACAACGGCTAGTTCGTTTTATTAATAAGTACTATTTAAATGGATTAGCACAATCTGTGATATTAAATAGTAATTCAGAACAACAAAAGTTAACTACAAAATTCGTATCAAGTGATAAAACACTATTGGGTTTAGTTGAAATGGATAAGTGGGATTTTGAAGATGCTACAATTGGTATTTATACTACTGAACAACTATTAAAATTGTTATCAGTATTAGATGAAGATATTAATGTATCAGTAACAAAAGCAAATGATAAAGCATTTTCAATTAAAATTACTGATTCTACATCTTCAGTAAATTATATGTTATCAGACCCATCAATCATCAATGACCCGCCTCAATTACAAAATATTCCAGAATTTGAATTAAAAATCGATGTTACACCTAACTTGATTAATAAATTTATAGCTGGTAAATCAGCTTTGGCTGAAGTAACAACATTTACTGTGGTTACAAATGAAACTAAAACTAATTTGATTATTGGATATTCATCAGTTAATACTAATAGAGTAAATATTCCAGTACAAACTTCAAAATTTAGTCCTATAGAAAAAGTTTCTTTTAATGCTGATTACTTTAGTAATGTTTTATTAGCTAATAAAGAATGTGAAAGTGCTACATTAGAAGTTAGTAGTGAAGGTTTAGCTAAAATATCATTTAAAGTTGATGATTTTTCAACAACATATTGGTTAGTAGCAACTACTGAGGTTGATTAGTGTCCAACACAATTTGGGTAGAAAAATATAGACCCACAAATCTTGATAGTTACATTGGAAATGAACATTTAAAGAGTAAAGTTGAGATATATTTAGAGAGTGGAGACTTACCACATCTTTTGTTGTATGGTAAGGCTGGCACTGGTAAGACCACTTTAGCTAAATTACTTGTTAAAAATATTGAATGTGATTGTCTTTATATAAATGCTTCAGATGAAAATAATGTAGATACTGTTAGGACAAAAGTAAAACAATTTGCATCAACTATAGGATTTAAAGACTTAAAGATAATTATATTAGACGAATGTGATTATATTACACCGAATGCACAAGCAGCTCTTCGTAATTTAATGGAAACATTCTCTAAACATTGTAGATTTATTTTAACTTGTAATTATGTAGAAAGAATAATTGACCCTATTCAATCAAGATGTCAATCATTTCAGATTATTCCACCAGATAGAAAGGAAGTTGCATTTCATCTATCAAATATCTTAAAAAAAGAAAATGTTCAATTTAAAAATGAAGATATCGTTACAATAGTTAATAGTGGTTATCCTGATATTCGTAGAACTATAAACTCTGCTCAGAGAAATGTAGTTAATGATAAACTTAAATTAGATATATCAAGTATTATACAGAATGATTATAAATTAAAACTATTAAAGATTTTAGAAACACAAAATAAAAAGAATGCATTTAAAGAGATACGACAATTATTAGCAGACAATAAGATTACAGATTTTGCTGATTTATTTCGTTTGTTGTATGATGAAGTAGATAGTTGGGGTAAAGGACACGTTGCAGAATGTATTTTGATTGTTGCAAGATATGAACTTTCAGATAGTCAAGTTGTTGATAAGGAAATAAATGTTATGGCTATGTTAATAGAATTATTAGGAGTTATAAAATGAGTACAAAACCAATGAAAAAATTAAAAAAACCACAAGCACAGGTTCAAGTTGATATAAGAGATGCAGAAACAATAAAATGTAATGATTGTAATAACTATTTATTTATTACTTCATTTGTTTTAAAAAGATTATCTGCTATAGTATCACCAACAGGTCAAGAAGCACTTATTCCTGTACAAGTTTATAGTTGTGGTAATTGTGGAAAAGTTGCTGAGGGTATGTTAGATGGTACAGGCATTGAAACTCAAGATAAAAAATCAAGTTTTCCAAGTTTGGACATATGAGTGAAAAGAGAAAATCAATATTCACAAATAAATCTTCAGCCGGAAAAGGCGATTCACCGAGAGTTGGTATAAGTTATGAAGAGTGGGAAAAGAAATACGAAAAAATCTTCAATAAAAAGAAAGAGTCTATTCGACCACATCAAACAGATAACAGCGGTTCAAAGTCCTAATTATTGGGAAGAAATATCAGACGAAGATAAAAAGTCTTGGTCTAATTATATGACTCACAGATTCTTATCTATGAATATGGAGTGGGTTGAGTTAGTAAATGAATTACAAAAATATAACTTACAACCAAAAGAATTATATAAATTATACACCAATGTATTACCAAAAGGTAAACAATGGTTGAAATATATTAAAGGGAGAAATCAAATGGAATATCCAAATTGGTTAATCAATATTGTAGCTAATCATATGGACGTTAGTAAACGAGAAGCGTATGATGCTATTGAGATGTATATGCTTACAGAAGGTGGTATGTTAGAGTTAGGAGAAATATGTAAAAAATGGGGAATAGAACCCAAAAAAATAGAATCTCTTGGTTTGAACGTACTCGGTAGTGTAGGTGGATATACTGCAGGAAATAAAAAATAATACTTGACTTATATATGAATTTATTCGTATATTCAAGTATGTAAATTAGGAGAAATATATGTCAAAGGTTATAAAAGAATCTAGTGTTATGAAAGAATATGCTAGAGATATTGATGAACAAGCTTATGCTCAAGGTCGTGAGAGTAGTTATGATGTTATAGAAAAGATGGAGAAAGAGTGGCCTGAAATGACTAAGGAGTTCAAGAAAATCCAACGAGAACAATACGAATTGTTCTTAAACAAACAACACGATTATGGGCCTGGTAATATTTCTGTTGGAACTCAACTACAAACACCAGAGGAAATTAAATTATCACTTACAGGTTTGTGGTTTCGTATGAACGATAAGTTACAACGAATGAAAACGTTATTACTAAACGATAGAGAATCAGCAGTTAAA